ACTTATCTCATTCTCCATAATGCGCTTGGGGTAGAGACGACCATTTTTATTTTGTTTGTCGGCTTGCATAAAGATGCCTTCAATAAAGACACCCTTCTTACCACCTTCTGAAGCCTCAGTTAAATAATTGAGGTCTTGATAAATTTCTTTAATTAACTTCATAGTGAGCCCGGTCCTTGATTCTGTCTATCAGCAACATTATATCCAGCTACTTTAGAGAACTGAAGAATAAATGTACCTTCGGTAGCACCTAAAACAATTTCAACGTTTGAACCTGAGTTGTGATTAAGTACAGCACCAAAGGAGTCAGAAAGATTTAATTCATTTTGACCCGCACTACATGCAAATACTAAATTACCATTTCTTTTAATGTTAGCTGAATTAGCAACATCGTAAGCAATATCAGTAAGGGTTAGTTGAACGTTACCAGCATCAATAGTTTGACTAGAGTGGAGGGCATCGTAAATACTAATTGTGGCATTACCTGTGCCAGTTATTACAAAAGCTGCTTGTGAAGCAGTTACTTTTAAAATTCGTTTATCTGCCATTTGTCATTCTCTTTTTTTTGTGATTGCCATGGTATTCAGCTGTCATTACTTGTAATTTTTCAGTAAATACCTTTTTAATGCCCTCATCAAACTGAACAGCATACCATTCAATATTACCTTCTTCATCTGGTTCAGCGTGAAGACTATCCACAACTACACCCTCTCCAAACATATTTGAGTATACGTGTTTGGCACAAAGATGTTCACCTTCCGATACTGCAGGTATTTTATTACGTTGTTTGTCTAGTGGGTCGGAGCGAAGCATAGGGCCACCGTCACCGTCTTGATTAGCATCACCGCGCTTGAGTTTACCATCTCTGGTAAAGTGAAAGCCTTTAGGTGCACCTTTGGTTTCAACTACTGTTTCTTCTTCCATCTCATCGACGTCTTGCTTATTATGCATTAGATAGTCATGTACTGAATCAAGGTAATCGGAAGCCATGGTTAGTTTAGATTGTACCCAACCATCTAACTGCTTGTCATCTTCCATCATTTGAGCAAGTGCGGAGGCTTGATTAACCATGCGCATTAACTGCCCCTTGGCCATTTTACCCTCATCATCCACTTCTTCTTTCATATCATTATTAAACTGTTTTTTAGTTGCTTTCATGATACCTGAAAATCTTTTATTACCTGTTGCCATATCACCCTTTGCGTCAGCTGCGCTTGCACTAGCACCAGCAGCTTTTTTATATCGACCTAGTAGTTCACTAGATAACTCGGTTACTGGTTCACCATCTGTATTCTCTGCAACACGTTTAGCAGTCTTAGTGGCAATAGCCATTTTCATACCCATTGGCATATCTGGTTTATCACGTTCAATAGCTTTAGCAACTTCTTCTCGCTTTTTCATTTCAGCAGGAGTCAATGTCTTTTCAATAATATTATTTTTAAAATTCTTAAAACCTAATTCCACTTGCTCGTCAAAGTGACTATATGCAACCGAGGTAAGTTTATTACTTGTTTTTGGTCTATGGAGATGTACCATGTCATCTTCTCTTGAAGCATGAACTGTGGAGTTAGTCTCGTCTTTAAATGTAGTCTTCATACCAGGTCTTAATTTTTTAATAGCTGCCTGATGTTCGGGGTGTAAGGGGTACGATGTTTCTGAGCCATGATGAACAGTCACCATTTTACCCCAGGAGTGTTTTTCTTTTTTAACTGTAACTGCTTCATCTAACTCAGATTGTTCGCTATACTTTTTCTTTAAGTATGAAACTACCTTACGATCATATTCATCCGCAGGCTTCTTAGGAAGTTTATCCTTTAGAGCCTTAAACTTGGTCGTTGAATTATTGTTCGGTTTCATCTACTTCGGTCTCTTGATCAGAATTTTTATCTACTTCGTTTGCACCATAAAAGGACTGCGCAACCTCTTGTTTTCTTTGATCTAAGGCAGCAGCCATTTTATTAGAAATTAATGACTCAAAATCTTCATGTGCACTGGTATTGTCTCCAGCGATAATTTTATCAATCATATTAGTAATAACTTCTTGAGTATCCATATCAATCTCCTTAATTATATTTATCAGCGCTGGAGCTGTTGTACAGCATCAGGGTTGGCATCAACTGGGGCTGAAGCACCTTGCTGGTTTTCTTTACTTAGTTCCGCAGCCTGCATAGAGCCAGGGGTCCCGGGCATTGCATCAGCTGGGTCTTGCTCATTTTCGGTTTCTATTTGTGCAACTTCTTGTTCAGTAAGTTTTAAAATATTTTTACGAATATAGTTTTTACTATAATACAATCCCACATAAGGGGTCATCTGATTAAGAAGATCAATACGATTTCTTAAATTTTCAGCTGTCTTTACTTCTTCGTAATATTGATCTTGGGCATACTGGTAGTTAATCTTTTCCTTCATATTAGCCCAGTCTTCTGGGGTAATAATGCCTTTAAGTACCAATTGTGTTTCTAGTAAGTCATCAAATAGTACATTAAACTTACGGCGTATACGGGAAATAAACTTTGCAAATTTAAGTTCGTCTCTAGATATTTCCGCTGCTCTACCAAAGTTAAAGCCTGAACCTTGTTGGAATCTGGATACAGGAACATTTAGAGATTGATATACTTTATTTTGGAAGTACTCAATATCAGCTATCTGTCCTAGATTTTCTCCACCTGGTAGGGTAGTAATCTCAGTACCCCTACCTCCCTCACGTCTTGGAAGCCAAAAGTCTTCCAACATAGTCATAAATTTTCTGTCGTCTTTTATTTCACCGGTAGCCGAATCATAAACAATTTTATTACGATATCTTGCCATGATATCTTTCATATACTGTTCGGCTTTAATTTTAGGTAAGTTACCTACATCAATATAAAAAATTCTTCTTTCGGGTGCTCTAGCCAGTCTATAGATAACCAGCGAGTCGGTCATCATTTTAAGTTGATTAACAGGCTTAATTGCCTTGTGTAAATAACCTAAAACAACATTTAAATCTAGGTCTAATAAACCAGAAGGACAGAATGCAATTGCATCTACCTCAATTTTTATACCTGCTTGATTACCATTGGATGGAGAAGTACCTGGGGTATAGTTAAGACCCTTTTCATTGTATATGAAGAACTCATTAATTTCTTTAACTACCTCGATACCGGAATTATCAAGACGTTCTTTTTTAACTTCTCTGACTTTTCTAATTTTCCTAGGATCAATATACCGTAGTTCTTGAATGCCTAGTTTTGGTTTAGATTGGTTAATTACCTTTTGGTAATAAACTCTACCATCTACATACCATCTTCTAAAGATGTCATGTGCCTTGTCTTTAAAGTCTAGAAGAGATAAAATCTCATCGAATTCATCTCTTATAGCCTCTTTAATATTATTAGATAACTTTAAATCTTCTAAATTAATAGACACTGGTGCCTCACTGTCAATAGCAGCGATAGCGTCAGATACTACTTCTTCAATTGCATTATCAGCGTCTGGGTATTTTGATATCTCTCTGTAACGAGAAATCAGCTCAGATTCATTCCGAGCTGATGCATCGATATCAACATATGTACCATAATAGCCACCGGCCTGTATGGTACTTGCCCCGTCTTCCGAAACCGGAGTTATAAAAGATTGTCTTTTTAACTCCGGCTGTTTGTCATCACGTCCAATTGAAAATCCAAATAAATTTATAGCCATAATATATTATTTTTAGTTGTTAAGCACGGAAGATGCCGCCAAAGTTAACAATACCACCTAGAGGATTACTTGATGTGGTGAAGTGTTGATACTGGAATGTCACAGTAAACTGTGAAATCTGATCATTTGCACCAAAGTCAAGCGCCACAGGTGATAGGTCAACTGGGAAAGCATTTACTAACTTATAAGATTTAAGAATATTACCGTTACGATCTAATTGTAATACATCGATATCGCGTTGATATTCTGAAGGTTGTAGTCTACCGAATTTGGCAGCATTATCCTCCATACCGCCCATCCACTGTTCCATACCATTGCGGATTGACATTTCTGCATCATTCATTACTGTAATAGTATATGGTGCAAAAATACGATCACCAGCAAACTTGACCTCGCGGCCTCGATACTGTACAATGGCAGGGTTCACTGTCTGGCCAGGCAGCTCAGCAATGTTAACTAAAAATGGGGCACGAGCAACCGCAATGGATTGTGCTGCCACATAAGTAGGGAACGATAACTGGACTGCAAACTGGTTAGGGCGAGCACCACCGTTAGTTAGAGCTGATTTGAAGCGCTCTACGTTAAATGTTGTCATTTTTTCTCTCCCTTATCCTGTTAAGCGCCAACTTCTTCAAACGAGATACCTGAACGGGTCGCGATGAAGTTAAGTTGAATGAAGTTAATTGCACGAGCTGGTTTAACGAAAATATCGGCAACAAACTCGTTACGATCAATAACCTCACCAGTGTTATTGGATTCATCACACACTACCTTAAAGTCAGTAATGCCGCGACGGCCTTGAACTTCTCTTAGGAACGGTTCAATAAGATTACGGAACTGGGCACGTGTAAAGCCATCGTTGAATTCAAACAATTGGAACTTAGCTGCAGTTGCAATTGATTTTTCTAGAACGATAAACAGACGACGAACGTTAATTCTATCGAAGGCTGAAGGTTTAGCTAGGAGTGTTTTGTCTCCAAACAATACTGTACCTTGACCTGGGAACGATACAACTGGGTTAACACCCTTCTTGTAAAGTGTATCACGATCGGTTTTAGAAGGTGAATAAGCAAGCTTAATTACGTTCTTAATTTGACCGCGGTTAAAGCCAGCTGGAGAGAACCATGGGTCAGCAGTAAAGTCTGTACGAACCACTGTACCTGCAGTATCGCCATTGAGAGGAATGTATCGATATACATCGTTGTAACGATCGTACTGATATTTCCAGCCTGAATCTAATACAGCATAAGAACTAGAGGTTAAAGTATCTCTAAATGCAACCACATCTGTAGCTTCATCACCAATGTTATTTGCTACATCGGTTAGTTCTGGTGAGGCAAAGACAATAACGTCTTTTCTTACTTCAGCAATACTAGAAATAGCATAATTAACCACGGTTGCTGAAGCAGCACCTAGTGGTAGTAAGGAGATGTCATACAATTCGTCATTAGCAAATATTGATAATGCGCTTGTAATGTTGCCATCAGAAGGTGCATCAGCAGAAACACCACCAGCAAGAGTAACCGTTAGGTTGGCTGTTAGGTTAGCAAATGTTACCGCTCTGGCTGCAGAACCCCAGTTTGAACTAGGTGCAACGTTGGCTGTGTGATCACCCCATACAATATACTTTGATGTAGAATTAATTACATCTCTGTAGTATGCTGAAGTACCATCTGCTCTTTTTGCATCGGATGCTTTTGATACATACGGGAATTTTTCAAGAACAGTATCTGCTGTACCTGTCCAAACGCCTGTACTGTCAATAACAATCATATGCATCTCATCATGTAGACCTGCTACATCAGATGCATACTGTGATGTGTTAGGGGCTGCATCAAATTGACCTGCATAAGCCCATCCGGTATATACATTACCGTCAGCCATGGATACTTTTAATCCATTTCCAAGGGTACCTGGATATTTTGCAGCGAACTCGCCAAAAACTCCCGATCCATCTGCATACGTTAAATCATAATTTTCTTCGTTTGTAATTAGCACGGCGTTAGCAGAAACTACTGCTGCATTTTTTGCTGTTGCCTTATTCACAACGCGAACTACTTGAAGATTATTACCATAAGACAGGAAGTTGGCAGCAGTAAAGAAAGACTTGAAAACCGTATCGTTTGGTTTACCGAATCTATCTACAAGCTGATTCTCTGAATCAACAGTAACAACCTGATCAACAGGTCCCCATTGGAAGGCGCCAGCAAAACCGCCGGCTGTCGTAGCAACTGATGGAACGACCGATGTAAGGTCTCTCTCCGTTACCACCACGCCTGGTGAAAGCTGAAATGCCATTTTCTTCTCCTTATAATGTTATTTGATCATAACAAAAATTATATACTCTTTATTTATACATTCTCAATTTTGTACTTACCATGTTCTCTCTTCTAAAAACTCTTTAATATTGTTTTGATATTTGTCCGATAACCAAAGATCCCCACCAACAACCTCAGGAAGATGCTCTTCTGGGGTCCCATTGTTAATAAATCCAAACGGTGTCAACTCTTCTTCAATGTTAATTATCT